CTAATGCGAATGACCTACGAACAGGTTCAGTACTTTTGCCCTCTGCAAATTCCCGCTCTACGCCATTCTCATGAGCCCACATGCTACACATGCCGGCTGCAATCTCTTCAGGGTTATCAAAACCCCTCTTCTTCAGGTTAGCTTTTGTTTTTAACATACATTTTTCAAATGTCATTTTCTATCTCCTGTTGCGTTTGCGGAGGGCTTATTGCCCCTGTTTTGTGCTCTGGCGGACTCTTCTTTCTTATCTTGGTTCTTTCCTCCAGAAATGTTAGCATTCTTATCACTCTGTTCTTGTTTGATTGGGGAAGCCTTAATATCTTCCGAAGTTTCCATATCTAATTCTGCAACTCCTTCAGGGTCTAGACCTCTTTCTTCTCTAACCTCACCGGGTGATAATACTCCTTCTGATAAATAAATCATATCAGTCTTAGCTTTGGTGAATGCATCCTCAACATTAATTTGCCTAAACTTAAATTTAGCATCGCCCTTTTCTAATTGAGGCATAAGCTGGGCATTAAGTGCGCCCTCTACCATTGTTTGTAAGTATCTTACATATGGTTCGAATATTGGACGTGCCTTTTCTGGGTCTGTCCACATTGTTCTAGGTGTTTTAAGCGCGACGTGTATTTTATCTAATATGTCGTCAGTATATTTACCGTATTCAAATGCGCGTTGTGTACCTTGTAGTTCTTTTATTGTTATGTCGTTTCCGTGAATTATATCTTCGCCGGGTGCTAGAGTGTTAAAAGCATCTACTATTTCATTAATCTTATCAGGACCGTAAGGCATATCTGGTAAACCAGCACTAACATCAAATCTACTTGATGCGTATTTATTTAATGCTGCTCCTATATCTCTCTCTGCATAATCCTTTAAATCAACTAAATATAAAATTGGGTGTATATCAGATAAACCGTAAGCATAATCATCAAATTGATTATTCTTTAATTCTATTATCTCAGACTCTTCGAACCTAATGTTCTCTTCATCATCTCCTACCTTTTGATAATAGTATTCTACCTGACCGTGCTCATTCCTTTTTACATACATGTTTTGACTAGACCTTAACACTAAATTGTCTCCGGTCCATTCTAAATAACCTGTACCAAAAATTCTTGCATTTCTTAACCAACCATATAATATATGTTCTATATTTATATCGCGGAACATTTCTTCTAACTCTTCCCTCACGCCTTCATCTGTTGTAACTATATCAAAATTATCTTTGACAGCATACAAACAAGGTAAATCAATTAAACTACGAACTATAGGGTCTGATAGATATACATTCATGTATGTTCTATTCTTTCCGATATGAGGCTCAAAATCTTTTTGAGCGGTCATTCCTCCGAAACCTCTATTTATTTTTAGTCTCTTGATTACACCCTCACCGTAACTGCGGGGGTCGTCTTTTTTGTACGATGGATTACTTCCTATAGAAGCAAAACTACGTCTAACTCTATCTATAAACGACATGGCTATTTAATATTAACTGCGATGAGTATATAAAGCTTTTCTTACAAACCACGTAAAGGTTGCTTATTTAATCTAACTTTGCGTTGTCTTGTTGTAAATAGAGTCCTAGATGAGTGTTGTCCAGCCCTAGCTCGATTAGTTTTGTTGATTGGGGTAGAAACTATACTTTGACCAAAATTACCAGACATAGGTAACATACTTAAAGTAGCATGTAATGCCATAGCAGAACTATCACAGTAATCATCATGTCTTCCTGATGGTGCTGATATCTTTTCTGTTTTGTTTGCTGCATCCATTGTATATTCTAAGTCTATATGTTCTCTTGTCCATTTGTGCATAAGCTTAGCTTCGTTACCTTCTAACCCTGAAGGGTCTGGTACTTTGACTCGACCTTGTTGTACATAAGATTGAAAGTCTCTGTACATTTGTGTTTTAGTTCCTTTAGGACCTCCAGTAAATACGAAAGGTACAAAGTGTACATTTGCATCTAAGCACGCCATCCGTAAATCATGTTCAACCGCACCACCAATACCAGTACAGTCAACAATGAGACGATTAGCACCAAGCTGCTTGGTAACGTCCATGATACGTTTACGTTGGTATGGAATATCGTGTCCACCAGTTCTGGCATTGATTTCTTCAATGTATATAAGTCTTGCAATATTGTCTTCATCAGACTTTTCAAGGGACCATGCAGAAATGACAGTAGAATTAACAGATTTGCCGATGTCAACACCAACAGTAATATTGCCTCCTCTTCTGTCTCCATGTCCATCAAGTCTATTAAGTAAGTAATTATCATAACACGCCTTAATTTTTTCTGGAGTAAATATATTCGATACCGACTCTACAAACTCACATTCGTATTCTGTCCTCCAGTAGATAGAATCTTCTCCCCATTCAGTCATCTTATCTAACATTTCTTCATCAGTATAGGGAGCTGAATAAGCCTCCCCTTTCTTTACGGCGTCTCTCCATGTGTAATGCAATCTTTTAAATGTATCTGCATAGCCATCATCGTATAAGTATCTATACATATGGTTATCTTTAGATTTAGGTGTTCCAAGATTTATAAAAGGTGCTTTGTTCGCTACAATAGAAGGCTCTACATTATCAATAAATAATTTATCGTCGATGAGTGGAGACTCATCAACAACTAGGAATGTAGGGTGTTGTCCTCTAATCGCTTGTCCCTGATTACTAGGCGCCAACGGAGCCCTACGCATTATTGTGCCCCCCTTAAGTGTTATATTGGGCTTGTTATGAAATCGATAATTTCCAACTAAGCCATTTAAAAAAGTGTTATCAGCAAAATGTCTATAAACATAATTAAAGATTAATGCTGCTTGGTCTTCAGTAGGAGCAAGTATAAATATTAAATCTCTAAATCTATTAAAGAACATATATATAGTCACCGCTACAGACAATGCGAATGATTTCCCACTGCCTCGTGGAGCTAAGATGGCTAGTTTAGTTTGTTTACCATCTTCTCTTTCCATTAAACATTGTAGTACTATGTCTTCTTGTAATGGTCTGAGTAATAGAGGTCTTTGTTTACCATCTATTAAATATGTAGAACAGAAAGCGCGTATTAATTTACGCATCTTATCTTCATCTAATCTACAATTTTTAAATATCTCTTCTAAACCTCTAGAGTCTATACCGCCTTTACCGGTCAGTAGTCCCTTTAGGTTTGGTTTTTTTGTCGTCATCGGATAATTCTCCTAAGAATGAAGCAAAGGCTTCGGTATTTTTCTCTACAGTCGTTGGTACTTCAATATTCAACGCTCTGAATTCAGTATGTATGTCTTTAACGATTGTATTTCTTTGGCGCAAGAGCTCTGTTCTAGCGTTAACATCCCGAATACATACAAGAATTTCTTCCCACAGAATGTCTTCAAGAGCAAGATTGCGCGCAAGAAGGCGGACAAGCTCTTTATGACGTCCATATTCAGCTTCTCCAACCCTCTGCTTTAATCTTTGCTCGTATTCCTCTACGTTCAAAGCTCTTTCCCTTCATCGAGGGCTGCTTTGACTTTAGATTTTACAAGACTAGCTAGCTCGTCGTCCTTTTCGTCCCAAGCTGTTATTAAAACATTTCGGACTAAAGAGTCTTTGACGTGCTTTTGTGCTGTTTCGTCTAGCTTTTCAAAAGCTTTCATCTGTACTTTAGTTAGATTTTTATCTAGCATGTCCATTAACTCAGCTTCATTGTTCTTAATATATTTAAAAACTAATTCTTTAACTGCTGGTACGGTATAAGCGATGTAACCGCCTAAACCTAATACTACAGCAACTAATGCCATAAGTAACGGTTCATCCATTAGTGTGTCTAACATTCCAGATTCTTCTACAGTGTCGATAAGAGCAGTGATGTTACCATCCTCTGCTGTCTCATTTCCAGCTGTTTCATTGTTTGTATTGTTCATATGTTGATATATCCATATTGTTGGGGTACCCACGGTAGCACTTGCGATAAGTTACCTGTGGAGCAATGGCCCTGTGGCGGGTGCCCATAAATATTTAGAAGCCCTATGTATATAAAGCTTACCATTTAACTCTATTAGCCCAGTAAGCCGCAGACATCTTACCCTTCTTAATGTTCTTAGCGTGGCGCGCTTTAAAACTCTTTCTTCGGGCGTTTGATTTCTTATCTGTCTTCTTACCAGCAGTGCTTACACCTTGTTGACCAAATCTAATTAATTTAGTCTTACCTCCTTCCTTAGCCACTACTACGTGTGACTTCTTGGGGTGGCTAGGTGTTCTCTTAGGTTTGTTATAACCTGAGACTCCTGCTCTAGTTAATTTAGCATCTTTCTTTTTCTTAGGTGCCATTATTTCTTCTTAGTCCTTTTCTTAGCAGTCTTAGCTGCTTTCTTGAATTGTTTAGCGGTTGGGCGACCTTTAGCTCCTTTCTTTTTCATCTTTTCCCCTGAACCCTTTTTAATACGTTTGCGTTTAGCATGTATATTAGCATATAATCCTTTCTTGGCCATTATGCTGGACTCCTTCCTATTATAGCCCCTTTCTTTTTATTCAAAGCTTTTTTTGTTTTAGGGTACTTGGTATTAAT